TCCACTAAACCTAGTCCAAAAACTAAACGCTCCCTTGTGCTCCCCGAATACCACGAGCTCTCCTGTCGCGGCATGTATAAACGACATAGACCATACGCATTTGTACCCGTCCGGACCATACGCCCTAACCGTACCGGCATCAAACGCACACAGCCTGTAAAGCGCAAGCGCCGAGGGAATCGCCTGGTATAAGGCAACGCTATTTTTATCTGGTCCGTCCCAGTCGTCTGACATGCGTGCCTTCTTAGTTGTGCGACTAAACGTAAAGTGCGCGGCTAGGCTTGCGCTAAAGCCATCCGATAAATCTTTTGTCGTCGATGTAAACTTTTGCTTTAGGTCGTCGCGTGCTGCTTCGTCACCGTCGCATTCCTGTATATATATGCAGTTAGTTAGATAAGTTGATTCCATTAGCTACTCCTTTGTATTTTCTTGAAATTAATTCAACCACCTCGTCCATTGATCTTTTATTATCTGCAGCGGCGAACACGCTTCGCGCTTCACGGAAGATCTTTGATATATCCATTATTGGAAGCTGTACCCGGTTAAAGTGAATACTAAAAGCCTGCTCGATTGCCTTGTCTATTTGTTTACTTGTCATCTTAAACCCCTTTCGCTTTCTTTTGTTCGGCGTAACCCAGACGAGCAGCCTCGCGCCATGCTTCATTGGCCGATTGAAATACTCGACACTTGATTGTGCGGTAGTTACCTGGCAAGCGTAGCTGTGACTCAACCTCAGCGTTAGTCACTTGGTTACCTGCCTTAGTAACGTAACCTAACTGGCAAGGTACTGAACCTACAAAGCTGAAGGTCCCAGATGGATTTTCCACGACGTGTAGCCCTAACATTTTATATCTCCTTTGCTTCCGTTAACCAGTATTGGTCAACATTATAATCCAATTCATAAGCTGCAACGCACGCATTTTTCGCCTTATAGTGGATACCATTATTTCTAAAATGGTAACCAGTCTCACGGCTCAGCTTTATTAAAGCACCGCGCAAGTTTTTCGCACTAATATTGAATCGGCGAATCCAACAATAATTGCATTCCCCGCCGAAAGTGTCGGTCATTTCAAAATAAAAATTGTTCATGATATGAATTCCTTTATCGCTTTATAGGTGTGTTTTATTTTTAAGATCTTACAAGTCTCGCGGAAAGCTTTGCTATCCTTATTGAACGTGCCGAGCTCGATGGCTCGCGCCATGCGCTCGAACACCACGTCAAGGTCTGCGACATGCCAAGAGTACTTCGCTCTCTGGTCTGCGGTCACTTGGCGCATGAGGCATTTCCTATAGACCTCTAGAAAGCATTGTAGGTTACCGGGATGAATCCATTGTTTGTGTTGTGGTTCATGTGTCATTTTGTTAGCTCCTTTTTGGGTTAAAATTAAGTTTCGTGGTACTTGTTATGTACTAACACGGTGCATTGTCAAAGCCTATTCCGTTACAGCATAATTTCGACGCTATGCAGAATAAAGTGACAATTTGCGCCGCAGCAACGCGTTCATCGAAGCGCGTCAGCTCGATTTTGGTCCGAATGCCGTATGCCGTGGTGTACTGTGGTAAATGCAGAAACATGAACAAAATCAATAAGTTAGAATCCCCTAATACAGTATTACAGCATTTTCTTTATAAAATAGATTAAATAATAAAAAGAAGAAAATGGAAAAATACATATTATTATATAAAGTAGTTTAGGTGCCTTTTTGTTGTTATGCTGTGTATGCTGTAGCGCCGCTTGCACCATGTCCCACACTATTTCTGCCATGCGTTAGTACTAACGCGCCGCTCACTTTTTCCCACCTTGGAGTCACGCACCACGTACCATGGCCCGTGCACCCCTTGGATTAACCCGTGCACCCCTTGGATTAACCCGTGCACCCCGGAGTCACGTACCACGTACCACGTACCATGGTACCCGGCCCGTGTATCCCTTGGATTAACCCGTGCACCCCTTGGATTAACCCGTGCACCCCGACCCATGGCCCGCTCGGCGCAAGCCTTCACGACTTGGATTGCACCATGGCCCGTGTTCCAAGGCTCATGGCTGCCTGGGGGTATGCTTTCTTGCGCTTGCCGCAAGAATCGCTCTGGTTAAGCCCATAAGAATCGCTCTGGTTAAGCCCATAAGACCAGCCATGACACGTAAAGGATAAAGACCAGCGCGTAGGTCAAGGTAGCGGCTAAGGCGGCGCATAGGGCATTGTCGAGCTTTGTCATCTAATCCACCAACGAAGTTTTTTCATTTTCTCTCTCTTTCGGATTTTGCAAATTTACTATTCGAATCTTGTGCCAAAATCCAAGTGCTTGAAATCATTAGCTTTGTAAAATTTACACGGCACAGAACCATGAATTTTTTTCAAATAGCCCTGTAAAAATTTCAAAGCGACATGGCAGTAGTAAGGGGAGTCGTGGAAAATCCATAGTAGGACCTTGGTCCTTGGTCCATGGTACGGCATACGGCAGGGGGGTCCCCCAAAAATTCCTACTTCGTACCGTGCGTATAGGACCCATGCATCTCCGGCACAAAAAATCGGAAACTTTTCCCAACAAACTTTGGTTTACATACAATAACGCACCGCATCTCCCCTTGACCCCCTGCCCCCACTGGATTAGCCTGCTTTCTCACGCTTCAAGCACCACTTCAGTGTGGAATGTACCCTGCACCATGCTTGATTCGCCTGCAGGGCCCCAGATTCAGGGGTGCCTAGCCTTCCATGCGGCGATATGATTCACTTGGATTTGACCCCAGCCCTTAAAAGCCGGGGTTTTTTTATTCCTCCTTGCAGTATCTCCCCGCCCGAGCCACCATACTGGTGTCGGCAGGGATGCTTAAAGGACTCGCTCGAGTTGCTACGAGGGGGTCCAGTGACTTCCCCTCCCCGACCCTTACCGCACCATACCCCCACCTAGACTTTGTTGCATTTGACTAACAGACAGCATTAGACTTGTGGTATGAGTAGCAACCCACCCCAGGACGAAAAACCAACAACTGCATTACTGCCCCCGCCCGAGGGCTCTACGTACGCCGAGAAGCGTGGCGGTAACGTACATCTGGTTAACCGCGACACTGGCAAAACAGAGATGATCGTCTCAAGTTCTACCCCTGGCGTACCCCTCGAACTAATCGAGGTGGAGTTACCGGACGGTACGCGCTGCCTGGTGCAGCGATCACTTGCCCCGACGGTCAAAACAACCTGGGATGCGCCGTTTAACTCGGTGACGGTTGACTTAATGTGTCAGAAGGTGCTTGACGGGTATGGGTTGACTGAGGTTTGCGAGATGGATGGGTTTCCGACGTACGTTACCTTCGCTCGCTGGCGTCGGGAGCACCCTTGGGTGGATGCTGCGCTACACAGGGCGCGCGTGGACCGTGCAGAACGGCACAGGGATGAGGTACTGCGGGAGGCAAAGGGCGCGCAGTCGTCTAAAGATCCGATCAATGCGACGAACACGAAGATTGATGCGCTCAAATGGGCAGCGGGTATAGATGACCCCTCACGCTACAGCCCTAAAGCTAAAATAGAGGGCGTGGTGGGGGCACCGACGCAGATAATAATTAACACTGGGATTAATCGCGACCCCCTCGTGGTTTCTCCACCTTTGGAGTTGGGGGCTAACGATGAACAAGATAAAAAATAAATACTACGGGGGGTCTTTGCTTGATAAAAACAGTTAGTACAAACTACCACCCCCGCGCACACCAGGCGGAGATACATAGAAGCCTGCAGCGCTTTAACGTACTCGTGGCACATAGAAGATTTGGCAAAACCCACCTGGCTTTGAATGAAATAATAGACCGTGCACTTAGATGCACTTTAAAAAATCCCCAGTATGCGTACATCGCACCCACATACTCACAGGCAAAAAAGGTGGGGTGGGCGCTTTTAAAAGACTACCTCCAAGATATTCCTGGGGTGGAGTTTAACGAGGCGGATCTGCGGGCGACCATATTTAGACAAGCCACACGCGACCGCATAACGATCATGCTCCTCGGGGCGGAGAACCCGAACACGATACGAGGAATATATCTAGATGGGGTTGTACTGGATGAGTACGGCACAATGAACCCGGAGATTTGGTCTATGGTTGTTCGTCCGGCTTTGTCCGACCGACTGGGTTGGGCGGCGTTTATCGGGACGCCAGCGGGATCGAACCACTTTTACGATTTATATAACATGGCGAAGGCTGAGCCCGGATGGTATACCGCCGTTTTTAAAGCGAGCGAGACGGGGATTGTTTTAACCTCGGAGCTTGAGGCGGCGCGCGCGGTAATGAGTGAGGCTGAGTATCTACAAGAGTTTGAGTGCAGTTTTAGTTCGTCGCTTGTGGGGGCGTTCTACGGTAAAGAGATGCAACTTGCAGCGGACGACAAGAGAATCTGTGCGATACCCTATGACCCCATTCTTCCCGTATGGACTTGGTGGGACCTTGGGGTTTCGGACACCACCTGTATATGGTTCTCACAGGTACTTCCCGGAAGGGAGATTCGCTGGATTGATTACCACGAAGAATCTGGTATGGGGCTAGATCACTACGCACGCGTGCTCCAAAATAAAGGATACCTCTACGAAGAGCACACGCTTCCGCATGACGGGGCGGTGCGAGAGCTGGGGACGGGGAAGAGTAGACTTGAGACGTTGCAGGCACTGACCAAAGGTGTGCGCGTTACGGTAGCTAAAAAAATGGCTATCGCGGATGGAATAAATGCGGCTAGACTAATGATTGCAAAAAGCTGGTTTGACGAAAAGAAGTGTGAGCGGGGGATTGAGGCTTTAAAGAATTACCAACGCAAGTGGGATTCGAAGAATAAGATATACCAAGCACACCCGCTGCATGATTGGGCGAGTAATGGCGCTGACGCTTATCGTACTGCCGCGCTAAACTTGAATGAGAACCGTCCCGCCAGGGACAAGATTAACAAATACGCACGATCCTCTGACACTGATCAGGGCGTCGTCTAAAGGAGAATTATGGGTGGCGGTGGAAAAAAGCTTAACACAGGGATCAAGGTTTTAGATAACGCAACCAACGCTGTAGTCGGCACGGCTACGGGCGGCCTTGTCGGGAACAGCTTTAGTGAAACAGGTAAAGAGATCGAGAAAGGTGTGGCGGGGCTTGGTAAAAACATAGAGCGTAACGTCGGAACATCAATTAAAAACACGATCGCACTTACACAAAAGGGCGGGTTTAATAATATTGGTAGCACAATCGCACAGCTTGCCGCGACCAACTATGGGTTCGGTATGATTAATCCCGAAGACGTATCTAGCGTCGTCGGGGAAACAAACACTGAGCGCATGGAGAGCGAGGCGGTAGCGAAGTCTGCTGACGACCAGGCAAACGCAACCAACGCCGACATCGCAGCCGCACAGGCCGAGTCAGAGCGACAGGTGGCCGCGTCTATCTCTGGAATAGTGGAGCGCCGAAGAAGATCCCCAGGAAAAGGGCTATCGCTATTAACGGGCGGCGCTGAAACAAACACGCTACTAAAGCTTAGCGGGAAAAAATAATGGAAACAGTCTACAAAGCTACGGACGACAAAGACAAAAAAGAGTACGCCGACAGCATGACGCCCAGCCAGCTTAAGTCTACGTATAGCAGGCTTAAGGGTGCGCGCGGTACGTGGGAGCAACACTGGCAAGAGATTGCTGACCACATGATGCCGTTAAAAAATACAATCACCAACTACAAATCCCCCGGACAGAAAAGAACATGGCAGCTTCTAGACAACACTGGTGTTCACTCAAACGAGATGCTGGCGGGGACACTGCAGAATGTATTAACAAACCCAGATCTTCCATGGTTTGAATACACGACAGGGGATATTCAGCTCGATCAAGATGACGAAGTTAAAAAATGGCTACAAAAAACTTCGCGCGACACGCACAACGTACTAAACAATTCTAATTTTCAAACTGAACTGCATGAACTATACATGGACCTTACATCGCTTGCGACGGGGTGTATGTTCATCGAAGAGGACCCACGCTTCACTGTCCGGTTCTCAACTAAATTTATCGCAGACTACGTGATCGCGGAGAATAACTTAGGCTACGTTGATCAGGTCTACCGCGCATGGATGTGGAGTGCGGTGCAGATCATTGAAGAGTTTGGTATCGACAAAGTACCAGAGGAGATCACGAAAGCATTTAAAACTGGGTCCGACGAAAAGTTTAGAATTATCCACGGCGTGTATCCAAAGAGTTTAACTAACCCACAGTTTAGTGGGAAAAAGAAATTCAGATCGCAGTACATACTCGACGCCACCGAGAAGGAACTATCTTCGGGCGAATACACAGAGTTCCCGTACACCGTCCCCCGTTGGAGTAAGGCCCCCGGCGAGGTATACGGCAGAGGCCCTGGGATGACGGCACTTCCGGAAATGAAGGTCCTAAATAAAATGAATGAGACGATGCTCCGTGGTGCACAGAAGGTCGTCGATCCGCCAATCCAAATGCCTGACGACGGGTACGTTATGCCGATCTCAACCGGCCCCGCTGGAATAAACTACTACCGCCCTGGAAATCCAGACGACCGCATTAAACCAATATTTAACGACACCCGAATTGATTTTGGGTATCAGGTAATGTCAGATATCAGAAAGCGCGTGCGTGATGCGTTTTACGTGGACCAACTAAAACTTGGTATTGATCAGAAGTATATGACCGCACAAGAAGTCATGCAGAGGACCGAGGAATCAATGCGATTACTTGGCCCAATGCTTGGTAGGATGCAGTCAGAGTTCTTGCGCCCGCTGATTGATCGCGTGTTTCGGATCATGTGGGACCGTGGACTCATTGCTACGCCGCCCGATATTTTATCTGGGGTTAAGCTTGATATGCGCTACAGCTCAATGATCGCAAAAAGCCAGCGCGTGAACGAAGGACAAAGCATGCTTAGGGTTATGCAGTCAGCGGCACCGTTTCTACAGCTTGATCAATCGCTCGCGATGATTTTTGACGGCGAATCTGCCGTGCGCACATTTGTTACGACGTTCGGGGCTCCACAAGAGATGCTTCGCGATAAGAAGGTCGTAGCGCAGATGCGGCAACAACAGCAGCAAGCACAGGTCGAAGCACAACAACAACAACAGATGGCCCAACAAGCACAAATGGAGCAGGGACAGGTTGATAACGCGCTCACCTTAACGAAGGCAGCGAAGGAAGCACAAGGTTTATAATGGCAAGGGTTTCAGCGGGAGCTAAAAAACAGATTAAAAAAATCACTGATTATCAGTCAGTGTTTAATTCATTGGAAGGGAAGGCCGTGCTCATAGATTTAATGGATGCGCACCATATCCTTCGTCCGACCTATACTAAAGACGTGAACGACGCCCTGGTGAACGAGGGAGAGCGCCGAGTTGTTCTTCGGATACTGGGCCTTTTAAAAATAAATCCAAACACTTTACTAGAAAGGATTGAAGAGAATGAAAAACAGATGGAATAATATTCAAGGTAATCTACTCATGGCCGACGCTGGGGGGACGACAGATGCAAGCACAGCAGGTGGAGGAGCAACGAGTTTTATTAATGGAACTGCAGGTGGGGGCGCGCTTTCGACAGCTTCCGGGGATGCAGATACTACACCGCCAACAGCTACGAACAAGTCCGCCGTCAACGATACTTCTAGTAACAATGCCGCCGGGAGCCAGGTTACCGATTGGCGATCTCAGTTACCTAAGGAGCTACAGGACGATGCCACTATCAAAAAGTTCAGTGATGTTTCTACCCTGGCTAAATCATATCTCAACGCTCAGAAACTAATAGGTGCCGACAAAATCGCGGTTCCGACAAAGCACACAACCGACGAAGAGTGGACAGCGATCCACCGAAGACTTGGGGTCCCGGAAAAAAATACGGACTACGCGGTTAAGTTCAAAGAAGGCGTGTCGGTTGACCAAAAATTCTCTGAAGGTTTCCGTGATCTTGCGCACAAAGTAGGGGTTCTTCCAAAGCAGGCCCAAGCTCTAGCTGACTGGTTTAGCGACGTGAACATGGGATCAGAGCAGCAAGTTGCTACAGAACTAAAGCGAGTGTACGAACAGAATGTCGCGGGCCTTCGTCAAGAGTGGGGGAACAGTTTTGAACTAAATGTTTCTCGTGCGAACAAGGTTGTTAACGACATCGGAGGGAAAGATGTCGCTAAGTATATGATGGAGTCAGGCGCGGGCGCTGATAAAAATGTTATTAAATTCTTAGCTAAAATCGGCGAGCAGCTTTACGGTGAGCACAAGTTTGTCGAAGGACAAGGCACGTCAGCTACGATGGACCCTAAGGAAATCAACGCGGAAATTACTAAAATCAAGATGAACCCAGCTTATTACGACAAAGGTCATCCCGCACAGAAGGCATTAGTCGGGGAAATGACGGCTCTTTTTGAGAAACTTCATCCTCCGAAGCAATAGTTCTTGCTTTCCGCCAATTCAAATATAGTCTAGATGACAGGGATAACCTGCACCAACCAGGCCCCATCACGCTTGATGCGGGCCATGACACATCAAATCTAGAGCCTCCTTTGGAGACAACTCAAAAAAGTAGTTCGTCTCAAAACAAACAAACAGGGGGACATTGTATGTCACAACAAATCACAGAGGCTTTCGTAAGCCAGTTCAATTCAAACGTGTTAATGCTTTCACAGCAACAGGGCGCGCGCTTAGAAAAGTGCGTTCGTAATGAATCACAAAAAGGTGAGTCACAATTTTTCGATCGTATCGGACAAGTTGCAGCGACTTTAAAGACAGGTCGTCATTCAACGACACCTCAGTCAGACACACCACACTCTCGTCGTATGGTCACTTTAAATGACTACGAGTGGGCTGACCTAGTGGACGCTCAAGATAAAATCCGTATGTTAATAGATCCAACATCTGAATACGCAATGGCGGCGGCTTGGGCGTTTGGGCGCACAAAGGATGATGTTATCATCGCAGCTTCTTTGGGTTCTGCCTACGGCGGCAACAAGGGTACAACTGTCGTTGCTCACCCGAACAGCCAAAAGTATGCAGCTAACGATGGATCAGCGTTTTCTAGCTTAAACATAATCACTCTACGCGCAGTAAAGGCGTTGATGGATTCTAAAGAAGTTATGGGTAAACGATACCTGGCGTGTCAGTCGTCACAAATCTCTGCATTACTTGGACAGACCCAAGTTACTTCTTCTGATTTTAATACAGTACAAGCCCTGGTTAAAGGCGAAGTAAACTCATTCATGGGTTTCGAGTTTATCCGCATCGAGAGACTTCCGGTAACTACAGCAACAAATGCAGTGATCGCTACGGGCGTTGTTGGGTCTGGTGCCGGTCTTACTGGTGTAAATCGTGCTTGTTTTGCTTGGGCTGATCAAGGTATCCTTTTGTCAAAGGGTGAGGACTTCTTGACTAAGATGAGTGAGCGCGATGACAAAGGTTACGCGATGCAAGTTTACGCTCGTATGTCAATCGGGGCAACTCGAATGGAAGAAGAGCAAGTCGTAGAAGTTATCTGTAAAGAATCTTAATATAACAGGGGGCTGAATAAGCCCCTTAACTTTTTAAAGGAGTATCCATGCCAGCATATAACGCGGTTAACGCCGCAAGAATCGTAGCAGTCCCGTCTACAAAAGCAGCCCCAGGTCAAGTAAAGGGCGACGTACTTTTCGCATACGACGAGTACACGTCACTAGCTAACTTGCTAGCGGCTGACACTATCAACACAGGTATTGTTATCCCAGCGGGCGCAAAGATTAAAGCAGTTATCGTGACCTCTCCACTGAACGGTGGAACGATGTCGGTAGGCATCGCGGGATCGACGTCAAAGTACGTTACCACAGCGGCGGCGAACGCGACTACAACAACGGTTGTGCTTGCGGACGTGACGGTAGATGAGACATTGATCGTCACCATGGGCGCGGCAACGGCAGTTGGTTTGTATAAAATTGCAGTAGAATTTATCAGAAACTAAATATAGATGCCCATCACTAGCACGGCCATTTGTAATAGTGCATTAGCGAAACTTGGTGCTGAGAGAATTCTCAGCATCGACGACGACAACGTCAGAGCTAAAATACTAAAAGAGCAGTACGGAAAAATTCGCGATGAGCTTTTATATTCTCATCCGTGGAACTTTGCGATTGCTCGTCTATCTTTGGCCGCTGCCGTGACACCTCCCTTATTTGACTATGGTTTCAGTTACCCGCTTCCGGCAGATTGTCTGCGCGTCGTGGGTACGGATCTTCACGTCGAAGATCGGTGGACCGTCGAAGGACGTAATCTTCTCTGTGATTATGGTGAGCTAATGGTAAAGTATATTAAACAGGTCACAGACGAAGCTCTGTTTACACCTGGATTTGTGGAGCTTCTCGCGCTGAAACTTGCAGCGGATTTAGCTTTCGCGATCACCCAATCATCTTCTGTAGAATCAAACGCTAACGCTAAATACGAAGCACGGCTCAGACAGATCAGATCATTCGACTCCCAAGAGGGGAACGGAGACCGAGTCTACGCTGACACTTGGCTTAACTCGAGGTCTTAATGAAGTTTAATTATCCTATCAATAACTTTGGGGCCGGTGAGTGGTCGCCAAAGATGCAGTCTCGCACTGACGCCGAACAGTATCCGCGCTCATGTAAAGAACTAACGAACATGATGGTTCAAATGCAGGGGGGTGCCCAGTACCGTGGCGGAACCCTTACACATAAAATTGCACTACAGGCAACACAGGACGCCTACAATGCGTTGCTCGTGGCTAACACGGACCCGACAAAAGACTTTAAAATGGTTGAGTACAGCAGCTCAGCACTTGAGGACATAGTCATAATCACAACTGGCGTAGCGCCAACAGTTTTTAGTGGTCTCAACGTAACAGTTACCGGGGACGCATGGCCCGCTTTCTGGCTTCCCGAGCTTACGCAGTACGCGCAGGTTGGGGACTATTTATTTTTAACGGAAACCAGCGGCGCATACAAGCCACGGGTTATTTACTACGACGCGTTTGCTGGACAATACTATATTAAAATCTTCGACAACGTCAATTCACGGGTGTCTGCGTGGCAGGCGAACCCATGGGGTGATCTTGAAGCCTTAGGTACAAGCGTAACCCTTACACCCTCTGCGGCTACGGGAACTATCACTATCACCGCATCGAGCTCTTATTTTAAGAATGACATGATCGGCGCGTACGTACGGCTCTGTAGCGGGGCATCCGACGAGGGCGTTGCGCTGCTAACAGCGTTTACGAGCTCGACCGTCATGACCGCAGTTGTACAAAAAACTCTACCAATAACCACCGCGTACGGCGGAACCGCAGCACCCACAACTTTCTGGCAGGCGTCACAGTGGAGTAACGCGAACGGCTGGCCTAAGACAGTGGTCGCTTTCCAGGGCCGCGTAATCTACGGCGGGAACATGCAAAAGCCCGATACTATCTGGGGCTCACGCATTGGAAATATATTTAACCTTCAGGAAATCCCCTCACCGAATACCACTGGTGTCGGTGGGTTCGCATCGGGTGCGTATTTATCGGATAACTCTAGGCCGTTTACGCTCACGCCAAATGGTGCGCAGTCGGCGAAAATTACCGCGCTGTCTGCGGCGAAGACGCTGAACATACACACAAACAAGGCGGAGATCGTGGCGGCTGGCGCTAACGGGGCAGCACTTGGACCTGTGAACGTCTCGTTTGAATCGTCTACCTCATTCGGTGCCTCAGCGGTACAGCCGATTAGGGTTAATAACTTTTCGACATTTGTACAGGGGAACGGGTATAAAGTCCGCGACATCGTTTATAATTTTAATGAAGATCAGTACAAATCCCAAGATCTAACATTTCTGGCCGAGCACCTATTTATCCGATCAACCGCAGCGGATATTCCTAACTCACTTGATATTAGGGAAACCTTCTTCCCCGTTGACGACATCATTGAGCTTTGTCGTTACGAGGCACGCTCGTCATTTTTACTAGTAAAGACACGCATGGGAAGGCTGTACTATGTAACGCTTGACCGTGACTACTCAGTTAACGCGTGGGGTAGGATTGTGCTCGGTAGCGAGACCGAAGAAACCTACCCGTACAATGCGCAGCCCGTTGTCCTCGCCGTATGCACCCTGCTTTCTGAGGTGTACGTAATGGTTAAGCGGGTGTTTAACGGCACCGCAGTTGTCCGCATCGAGCGACTTACTCGCTCATGGGAGTATGACAACAACTCAGCCACAACCACGCACCCAAGACTTCCCTTCCCGGTCTACCTGGATTGTTCAATCTACGCGACAGTCGTGGGGGTAGCCCCGGCGACTACGTGGAAAGTGGGACTATATCACGGCGGGCATCTTTACGGCGAGGGGACGGTGTTGTCCGTTATCGCCGATGGAAATTACGTCGGTGAGATAACTATTCCAGTGGGGGATACCAGTGGGAACTTTACGCTTGCGGTCGCCGCAAGTAACGTACTCGTTGGTTTTAAATACAAAGGTGTACTAACGACCGCCGGGATTGAAACGGGCGGACAGTTCGGGCAGCCGCTTGGACGGCTAAAGCGCGTGAACGACGTTGCGGTTAAATTATTTAAAACAGGGAGCGCGAAGATTGGGAAGGATTTAAACAATCTGGAAGAGATTGTTATTCGTCAGCCATCGGTTCCTATGGATCAACCAACACCTTATTTTACGGGGAACAAGCTTCTCACGTTCTCGCAAGGGTATGAGGGCGACTACTCCATAACCGTCGTGCAAGACAAGCCATACCCCCTTTACGTGGTGTCGGTAACGGCCAACGGGGTATCTGATGATTAAGATCAGGCGCGCAACCCATGAGGACATGTACTGCATAAAGTTGCAGTCTCTTCCTCTTTATGCGCATACTTATGCATTCGACGAGGTCCTACATCCGAGGGACTTTCTAACGATACACGCCAAAGACACAGTCCTTGCGATGATCTGCATAAGCTTAATCAACGGGGGCGTGGCGCATGTTAATGCTTTTTTAATGTGCGAGATCCACAAGTATCCTGTGTCTTTTGTAAGATTTTTTAAGAAATTATTAATAGATAAAATACTAGAGCACAAGCTCCACAGAGTTCAAATGGACGTGCCCGCAGACTACCCCGAGGCGCACGCACTCGCCGTCTCCCTTGGGTTTAGTCCAGAGGGTGTGATGCGAAAATACGGACACAACAAAAAGGACTTTGTCCTTTACGCGAGGCTCCCATGATACCAATGGCCCTAATGGCGGCGGGAACCGCCCTGCAGATCGTAGGCACTCTTTCTGCCAATGCAGCGCAGGCGAAGGCCGAAGCGCAGAACGCCAAGTTCTACGAAGAGCAGGCACAGTTTGCCAGGCTTTCAGCGCAGAGGGCGGAAGCCTTATCAGAGGTGGATTGGACCACAAAGTACGGCGCACAGATATCAGCCTATGGCGGCGCTGGCGTAGACATATCGGGGTCAGCCGGGATGACCGTTGGCGGAACCCTGGCAATGGCGCTTGATGATTTATTCGCAATTAAAAAGAAGGGCGAGATGGACGCAAAGATCGCGCGCCTTCGTGGCGGGCAGTCCGCAGAAAGATCCGCGATGCTCGGCTCTACCGAGTACAACGCTATGCAGGCGGGCACAACGGCTATCAGCAACTTCGCATCTTTTAGAGCCAACTCGAGCGCTTATGATAAAGGCTCGCAATCAATACTTCCAGGCGGGGACTAATGGCACAAATTCCTCTTTTTAACCAATCGCAAAGACTTGAACCAGGATCTCCCGTCGCTGGTGTAAGCCCAGAGGGGGCCGCAGACGCGCTCTATGGGCGCGCCCAGGCACAGTTTGGGAAAGCACTGTTCGACGTAGGCAACGTCCTTGACCGGGCAGCTAAATCCACGCAAGGGTCCGAAGACGACCTAACCGCCGTGCTCATTGAGCGTAAAGCCCGAGAGCATGACGTGCTTATTAGACTGCAGATGGCGGGCGCTGCCGTTGACATGAACGAGAATCCGAACGGGTCCGACTCGGCCAAAAGTTATTTTTCACGTATGGATGAGTTTGTCGCTGGCGCTGTCGCGGGCACGAACGAGAACGTGCAGAGAAAAGTTTTTGCAAAAGTAGGCGCATGGAAGTCTGAGAGCGCAAGCAAAGTCGCAGTCGGGGTACTCGACAAACGGGAAACAAACCTCGGACTACTTCGCCAAGAGGCGCTAGGGCGATACTCAGTGCAGGTAAGATCTGACGACCGCATGGTCGTCCCTGCAATGGATGAGTGGGAGACCATGATACTAGAAGACGCAACTATCGCAGACGCGAAAAAACCTGGGATCATTGCTGCGGGTAAACAGTCGATGGCACGCGAGGCCGTGCGCGGGGCTATTGATCGCGCCAAAGGCGACAAGTCAGTTGCCGGATCTAGTAAAACTTTCGATAGCGCGGAGAAAATGGTTAAGGATAAGTTTGGACTTATCTTCGACGACGCTATGAAAAATAAACTACAAGACGAAGTGCGCACTGAGCGCAGCGCGTACTTTTCAACTTTAAACACGACATACAATATTGAAACAAAAATGCTTGAGACAGAAATGAAAACTGAGACAGAGAAGTCTGAGTACAAATGGCAAATGCAGATGATCGGGGCTGCGGCGAATTCCGATAAGGCAGCAAAAGTTCGCGGGGATATTCTGCGCGACACAACCGTTAGCCAAGAGTTTAAGAACAGCATGTTCACCAACCAGGCCCGGTACGCGGAAGTTTCAAATGATACGTTTGAGGCGGAGTTCAACGAGAAGCTCTACACCGGAAAGTTTACCACGAGAACACTACTGGATAATGTACGAAAAGCCCGTATTGACGGACGCATCGACGACAGCAGGCAAATCCAGCTACAGCGAAAAGTAGCAGAGCTTGCCGACAAGAACACAAAAAACCCTGGTATCCCTGCAGTTATCGCAGGGGCTAAGAATGAAATCATTTCAGCATGGGGCCGTGACCCGTTTGATATCGAGGCCATCATGTATAAGGGACAGTCCGGACAAGAGCTTGCGCAGGCGGTGAGCTCCTTTGCTGGCCGTGTATCGCGCCTCTACGCAGCCAATGCGGTTACGGAGAGCTCGATAAGTGCGGCAAAAATTGCCACTATGCGAGAGTTCAATAAACCGTACCTAAACAGATCCCAAGGTGTTGGGGCAGGCGGACAGTACGCAGCCCCTATGAAGGACACCACGCAAATAGATCGGGACCTGAAAGCACTAAAACTTGATATGAAAAAGAACGGGGCCACGTATTCACCAGAGGTGTTGCGTGCAAGAACAAAGCAAGCGCAGAACCTAATTAACAATAAGAAGGCCTTGGACTTCAGTAAGATGTTAGAATTTAACTCCGATAAACCTTCTTCGCGCGGCTCAAAGCCGGTGGGTGATTAATGGATAATGAACAGAGCCCAGCTCTCGCATATATGGCGCCACAGGCGCGCGGTATGTCCGACCTGGATGCGTTTAATGAGCTAATGAAAGACGTAGACATAACAGAAGAGGAAGAGCAATTAACTGCAGGGAAAAATACGCAGATCATGGAAGTGTATAAAAACGCCGACGAAGCGCAACAGCAGCAAGCGGCACCAGTGCAGGCAAAACCAGTGCAGCAAGTAAACCCTGCGGATGTAGCAGCGCCACCAAAATCAGGCGCGCTTCCGAAGGATCAGCGCAAAGCGCGTGACGACAGGTTTGCCGAGAGGCAGGCGATGACCGATCTAGGCGGTGCCGTTGCAGACGTAGCTCTTGGCGTCAGTGCAGGGTCGCGCAGTATTGGAAGAAATATATACAACGGCGTCGTGGATTTCCTCGACACGGTTGAGAACTTCGCAGCCGAAAAAGGCCTTGGATCTGGGGACGTATTCTCAAGCGCAAGCAGATGGGATGACCCCATCGGAGCCGCCGCAGGAAAAGACATGAGCACCACCACAGGGGTGGCAAAAGGTGTGGCTGAGTTCGTGGCCCCGCTAATCGCAATAGCTGGATCTGGTGGGTCAAACCTAGCGGTCATGGGGTACGGAGCCGCGTACAACTTTTTAGCGATTGATCCAAAAGAGCAGAAGCTACAAGACAGCCTTAAAAAAACATGGCTTAGAAATATCCCGGTCGTTGCAGATATCCTTGAGGGGATCTCTTCAAAGCCCGACGACTCAGCCATGGTAGGGCGAATGAAGAACGTCGCCATGGGCGTGGGATTTGATGCCGCCTTTCTTGGGGTCACATACTCTGCCAGTAAATTATATAGAAAAATCACAGAACTACGCTCGCCAAAATCTTTGTCGGATATGGTTAACAACGTCGCAGACACACCAAAAGTTCAAGCGGACGTGGTGCCTAACCAAGTCGTTGTTGATGACCCTAAATTAAGTAATGTTGGGACAGTGGGCGAGCAGCTAGAGCTCGAGGCGTTTGAAAAAGGGATGGCCCAGTCCGGACACGAGGCCCCGGTTGTCTCAATCCAAGTGGACGGAACACCTGGCGTTAACCTGACTTCCGCAGAAACAGGCGGACTACTCGACAACTGGCACAACCTATGGAGTTCAATCGACGACCCACGAGCCTACAAAACTTTACCCGATGTTGAGCGCGACGCCGCAGGCCTAGCCCTATCTAAAGACCCCGACATGGTCACTAAGCTTGCCACATGGAAAATGGGCGATGCTCCCCTCACATCGGAGCAAGTTCGCGCCCTGCAGTTTATCCAAGACGATGCGACACGCGCGCTTGGCAATATTGCCGATGAGCTTGCCACAGACCCCAACAACCTTGTCTTCCAGTCGAAGTTCGCTAAAGCCGTGGACGCACTAGAAATGATGGATAAAACCTCAAGCGCCAATGCCTCGACAACAGGGGTTGCGTTCAGAACAGAGCAGGCCGTAGCCTCTGCACTGGGAGTTTCCGAGAAGGAAGTTCCGCGCATCGTAGGCGCGCAAGGCAGAAAGAAGGCGATGGATGAGTACGTGCGAAACATGGGCGGCGCTGACACAGTTAAAAAAGCGGGCGCCAACGTGCAGATCCTGCGCGACTTGTCTAAAATATCTAAGACACCTGATATGGAGTTTGTAAAGTCTCTTCGTGATGTTAGCTACAGGTCAGGGTACATGCGTACTGGTGATGCACTAACAAAGATTGCGCTCAATGGGATGCTCTCATCCCCGTCAACCGTGTCAAAGGCAGTTATGTCTAATACAACCATGGTGGCGTTTACCTCAGTGGAAAACTACGTTGAGGTGGGTATCGGTTTAGCTAAGGGCGTGTTCGTTAAAAATGCACAGCGCCGAACACTCGGACAGGCCAACGCCAGGTTGTCGGGATTGATGAGTGGTTTTTCCGAAGCGTTTACTCCCGCGTGGAAGTCTATGAAGACGCTAAAATCCCCTCGAATGGTTCGACAGGACCTAGTAGATGCGGGCGCAAAGAGTATGCAGCAAGACGATATTGCGTTTAAAGCAATCGCTGCCAGGGGTGAAACCACTGGGGTCGCCGGGCACATCGTTGACGCACTATCGCTCAAACAAGTTCCCGTACGCGTTCTCGTTGGAACGGATACTTTTTTTAATCATGTAAACTATAAGAGCTTTATTTCTGGTGAGGCCGCAGCCCTTGAGGAGCGAATGCTTAAAGCCGGAATGGCAGTAGACGACATTGCAGAGGCCGTGACAAAGTTCAAAGCAAACCCTCCCCCCGATGTGATGCGCGCTGCCGATGATTTCGCAGCCTCCGGGACATTTACTAAAGAGCTTGAGGGCGTAGCCCTGGCCGTGGACGAGTTTATAGGCGAGGCGAATAACTACATACCAGTCGCCCGCGTTGTCGTCCCATTTTTTAAAACAAAAGCAAACATCGTGACCGAGGTAATCCAGCGGTCCCCGTTTGCGCCACTTATATCTAAGCAATTTAGAACCGCTTGGAGCGCTGGCGGAAAATCTCAGAACGAAGCACTGGCAAAGGTTGTTACCGGAACAACCACGCTTGGCGTACTAGCTTGGATGGCCTCACAAGGCCG